TTCTGCTTCTACTCTAAACTTTCTTCTCATTTCATCCATAAGTCTTTCTTCATCGTCTACTGCTGCTTCTTTCATACAACCATCATGTTCTGCACAGGCAGCCTTTTGAGAACAGTCATCACAGTATTCCATAGAAGCCTTCTTTGACTTTCTAGGATGACCTTTAGGCAGTAAATCGTTATCTTGTACATATTTAGAATTAGAAGGACTTCCGCTTCTTACTAATTTTAAGAATGCATTGACTCTTGCCATAGACCACGCAGCCCTTGAAACTCCGGGGCGGTGGGATGTAGAGTAAGCACCTGCACCTCTACGATAAACTGATTTTAGCATACCTAGTGAAACTTTACGGTCAGATTTTTCATTGTGTTCTTTTACTTTATTTTTTAGTGAGTTTGTTACGGACTCGGAGAATGTAATTTTACCACTTGGAGATTTTGCAGAATCGGGTTTGTTTTTTGGTGAACCTTTTATTCTATCTTTTTTTGGTGCAGGGGTACTTCTTTCATCTGCTTCTACGTTACCGCATCCACAACCTTCTCCCGCTTCTACCTTTTTACCACCACGCCATTGTCTGCAAGACCAATATCTAGCCTTGTATTTAGGACCGGGATTGTCACAATTGTGTCTACTGCGGAATGCTTTTCTTCTAGCAGGGTCATCTCTTTTGATTTCCATATTAGGGTCGCCAAATCTTACTAAGACTACATTACCCTTTTCGTTTCTTGTGTAGACACCAAACTTTTTAGGTCCACCGGATGTACGAAAAGGTTTGTTGAGAGTTACGCTACGACCTTGATATTCGGCTGCTGTAACATCCTCTTCTCCCCATTCTTCATATGCTACTACTTCTCCGCCACAACCGCATCCACACGACATGAATGCAGAACTTTAGAGTTGTCTTATTAATTATTCTAGTATGCCCGATTGTTTTAGCGATTCTATAAGGTCTTTGTATATGGAATAATCATTTAGAGTACAAATAGGTTCTATGTGTGTGTCGCCAACACTATAATTAGCATACGCTTTAGGACTTACATACACTTTGAAATCTTCACTAACAAAAGTATAGTTATCCTCTACTCTAACTATAATGTAGAACGGTTCTTTTTCTATTATTTCACCACTAACTGTACTACAAGTTATTGTATTTTTTTCATAGAAGGGACTGCTTTCATACGCAGGTATAGAGAAGGGAACTAGAAAAAAGACTACCATAACTATTGCTATGACTTTTTCTATGGCTTCATCTTTGTGCATCAGCCCCACTTATCCACATCAAGAGCCATAGCAGCAATCACGATAAAAACAAGTACAAGACATACTTCGTTGAGAGTCATAATTACTAGGTCACACTAGTGTTTTATGATTATTTACTCTTCTTGCCATTTGTGATTTGAAATGCTTCCATATCTAAGGAATGTTGCTTTTGCATTTTTTCCATTTCTAAATCATGCTTTAGTTTGTATTCTTCAAGCATTCTTGTGTGGTTATCAACTGCTTCAGTAGATTGAACATCACTTGCTAATTGGTCTGGTAGAATATTAATTTTTGCGCCTTCTTTACCCTTGAATAAATCAAGTACGCTAGTTATGATAAGAAGTGCCGGACCACCGAGCAAACCAATAACTGTTAGTTGACTGTCTGTAATTTCCCTTTCTGCTACTATACTGTAATACGATGCTGTTGCAGCAATAATAACCCATGCTAAAACAACACCAAGGCCGAAAATAAGCATAAGAACTTCATTAGGATTAGACATTCGCATCTTACTCATGCTATCACGTTGCGTCGGGTGTCTTTTAAGTATTAGCACAG